ATCTACGATGAGCTTGTCAGGTAGCACACTGACGGTGGGTGCTACGCTTTCATCATCTGATGTTATAGATTTTGTTAGAGTGTTTGGTTCTGTCGGCACTGTGTCTACGCCTACTGATGGCTCAGTTACTACAGCCAAGCTAAGTAATGGGTCTGTTACTGCCGCCAAGTTAGCAGCGGGTGTGCAAGGTGTGGCTGGCATTACTACTGCCAGCACTAGCGGTACAGCTATGAGCATTGATAGTTCCAACCGTATCCTTACACCAGCTAGACCAGCGTTTTCAGTGCGGGGTTCTGGTAGTTGGGTTGATGTAGCTAATGGTTCTGAAGTTACTATCGTAATGGCTTCGGCTGACGTAAATATCGGAAGCTACTATTCTACAAGCACATACAAATTTACCGCCCCGATAGCAGGTGCGTATTGGTTTTCGGCAAATGTCTATTTGCGAAACAATGGTGGCAGTTCATCAGATAGTGGGACTTACGGATACTCAAGAATAAAAAAGAATGGTTCTGTCATTTCGGGTTTGGAATCTATCCACGGTTACTTAAACAACGGTGATGCTGACCAAACAACCAGTATTAGCGGTTTGGTTCAACTTGCTGTCAATGATTATATAACGGTAAATATGCAGTCTACTGGTGGTGGAACAAGTAGTTATCACGGTTCTAGTACGTCATTTCACGGCTACCTAATAGGATAGGAAACAGACATGGCACTTACAAAACTAAACAATCAGTCTCTTGCCGCAGTTACGGCTGCTGGTATTCCTATTCGTAGTGGTAGTGTGCTTCAAGTTAAACAAATTGTAAATAACACAAAAATAATTAAAACCAGTGAGAGTTTTGTAGATTCTGGTTTATTTAGTGGATTTACTTTTGATAACAATTTACAAGCTAACTCAAAAGTTTTTGCAACAATTGAAGCAACTATAGGTGAACAAGGCTCACCTGCTTGGGCGTATCCATTTGTATTAACTTTATATGAAGGTTCATCTAACATTGGTAATGATGCAAATAGTGCAATATGTGGAAGTCTTGGTGCGCTTAACGGAAATAATGAGAATGATATTTACGGTATGGAGCGTGTTTATGGGAGTATTCTTTACTCACCTTCTTCGACAAACCCGTCATATAAACTTTATGTAAAGTCTGTATCTGGTACTTTTAATAGATCAGTAGGTGGTTCTATTAATATTAATACAGGTGGCACACGAATTACCCTTATGGAAATCGCTGGCTAACAAATGGTAGTAGCCGAAGTTCTCACAGGTATCAGTCTTGTTAAGGCTTCAGTTGATTTTATTAAATCTAATATTAGCACTGCTCAAGACATTGGGCAGATAGCCAGCCAGATAGATGATCTGTTTGCTGGTGAAAAACAGGTGCAGCAAGCTAGAGCCAAGAAATCTGGCAGTGGTTTGGGCGATCAGTTTGGTGTTGATACTGTAGCTAAAGAAATGATTGATGCTAGGCTGGCTGCCGAGAAGCTACAAGAAGTAGCAACTATGGTTGATATGCGGTTTGGTCATGGCACTTGGGCTGGCATTATAGCTGAGAGAGCCAAGCGTATCCAAGAGGCCAAAGAAGCAGAGGCTGTAGCTAGACGCAAGAAGATACAAAAAGATAGAGAGTTTGAAGAGATGATGAAGCAAGCTGTGCTTGTTGGAACAATCATTGTTATAGCAGTAGGCTTGTTTATTTTTTTAATGGTCAGTGTAGCAAAGGCGATTGTTATATGATTAGTGTTGAGCAGTTTCTTAAATGGAAAGTTTTGCCTAGATGTATGATGCTTGCATCTACTGTTATGTCTTGGCGTTGCGCTGAATGGTTTATGGAATTAGATGTGCCTACAGCAGCCCAGTCTGCATTTGTATCTGTAGTTATGGGTGTAATGACAGGCGTGTTTGGTATTTGGATGGGGCATGAGCATAAGGGGGAGTAAATGATACAAGCATTAATTGGCCCGATTGCATCACTAGCTGGTAGCTGGATGGAATCAAAAGTTGAGCAGACTAAAGCTAAAGGCAAAGTTGCTTTGGCAAAGGCTGACGCTGAAGCTGAGTTGATGAAGCATGAATCTGGTTGGGAAAAGATTATGGCTAAGTCCAGCGACAATAGCTGGAAAGACGAAGCGTGGACTATTTTGTTTATAGCTATAATTGCTATGTGCTTCATTCCCTTTACCCAGCCTTATGTTGAGCGTGGCTTTGCGGCTTTAGATGGTACACCTGACTGGTTTCAGTATGCTGTTTATGCCAGCATAGCCGCGAGTTTTGGTTTAAGGTCACTAAAGGGAATAAAGAAATGAAACTATCAGAGCATTTTAGCTTGGAAGAAATGACTAAGAGCCAGACAGCTTTAAGGCGTAACCTTCCTAATCAGCCCTCAGAAGCCCAGACAGAAGCGATGGTTCTTTTGTGTGAGAATGTACTAGAGCCAGTGCGGAGCCACTTCAGCATACCGTTTACGCCCAGCAGTGGCTATCGCAGTGCAGAGCTTTGTGTTGCTATAGGTAGTTCTGTGTCTAGTCAACATGCAAAGGGTGAGGCTGCTGACTTTGAGGTGCCATCTATATCTAATCTTGAGTTGTGTACTTGGATTATTAATAACCTAGATTTCGATCAGCTTATTCTTGAGTGTTATACTGGTGGTAATACAGGGTGGGTACACTGTAGCTATAAACCAGAGGGCAATCGTAAAGAAGTTCTCACATACGATAAAGAGAATGGTTATCGTAAAGGCTTGTTAACTTAAAATGGGCCAGCCGCAATTTGGGAAACGGCTGACCCAATAACAGGCGGAGAACTAATCAACCTGTTTTAAAATGGTACATCTTCTGATGGCATTGCGCTAGTGACATTCTCATCTTTGATGTTGTCACCAAACTCAGGTATCTCATCATCTATTGGCTTGGGCTTGTACTCTGATACCTGCAAAGACATGTAAGCATTGTCATCCTTCATCTCTTTCCAAGATGCAATCTTCCAATCTTGATGCAGCCCATCAAGTGGGCCACTGTAGTCAGGTGCTTTCTCATTGCCCTTCTTGTCGTTAGGGAATAGGCATCCTATCTTTTGGAATACTTCGATGCGCTTCTTGCCATCTCTGGACTCAGCCATGATGAGTGCTACTTGTCCGTCTTCTCCCATAACATTAAGCTTGCCTTGTAGTATAAGCTGTTGCTCGGGAAAGGGTTTGAAGGCTGCGCCTCTGTTGGTGTTATCATACTCAGTCATTCTTGTTCTCCTTTTTTGTACTCTCTTGTAAGAGCCATAATATTTTTTCTACCTTATGCTCTAGGTTAGTGAGCCTTATTTTTATTTCCTCTAAATGCAAAACAAACTTTGAAGAAAACATTATTCAGCCCTCCATATCCTGTGATGGTTAAGGTTCTCTCTTCTTGTAGCAATCTTTATATCCCATGCTTTTGCAGCCTGTCTTAAAGCTGCAACAAAGCCAGTACCAATAACAATACTGTCTCCTTTCTTCATACGTTTTAAGATACTGTACTTTGATCCATATCCATTTGGGATGGGTATTCCTTTTTCAATTTCATATCGTTCCATTACCACTTCTCCTCTGGTAGCAATGTGCCATCGTCATCAAGCTTAACGCTCTTGACCTTTGTTACCTTGGGGTTAGGCATACTAGCTGAGTTACCATCATCATCTTCTGATGGCAGTCCGAATGCAGATTGTAAGCCATAGCGTTTAGCGTATGTGATACCGCTGCCCATCTTCTGTGGATCAGTAGGGTCTTTGACTAGGACTGGTGTGCGTCCAGTCATTGACTCGCCTGACTCATGCATAACAACTGTAGTTACAAAGATGTGATGCTCATCAAAGTCAACAAGCTGTGTGAATGTAAGCCCACACTTGCCAGCTTCTGCCCTGACAGTCTCAATAACTTCTTCAAGACTGGCATAGTTTGATTTGAAGAATGGATTTTTTGCAGTCTTCTTAGCTGCTGCTCCAGTGTTGTGAAACTGGATGAGTGCTTTGGTTATGTTCTTTAGTTCCATCTTAGTTCTCCTTGACTGTGATGCGTAATGATCCGCGCTTATCGCGTTTGATGGCTAGAAGATCACAGTATACTTCTCGCTCATCGTCACCAACCATAGCCTTGAGGTCAGACTTGGCTGACTCAAATAGCTTTGCTGATTTCTCTTGTTCGATGTAGTCATGGCATCGGCTGATAAATTCGTTGTCGGCTGATGCGTCTCGTTTGACTAGGCCATCGACCTTGATCTTATCTATAGATACAGGTGGCACTTCGTTGTCACCGAAAGGGCGGGTGTCCTCAGTGACATGCCTCCAGAACTCGGTGATGTGTACCTTCATCTTGTTGATGTAATCCCAATCTTTCTGTACATAAACAGCAGCCCACTTGCGGTTGCCAAAGATTACAGATAGATAGCAGCCCTTGGCTTGGTGTAGCCACATGTAGAACTGCATCTGTGGCATGTACATACTCAAACAGTTTTCCATATTGTTTGTTTCGTATGTATGCTTGCACTCAATGATCTCGTCAGTAAATTTTCTGTCCATCATAATGTGACCATCGACTTGACCCTTGAGAGGCACACCTTCCCAGTTCATCTCTGCTGTAAGGCCATTACCTGCGCCTTTGTGCATGACATGTTGTACTGTTTCAGTGTCAGTGAACATCTGTTTATCAAACCAACGCTTGTTAAAGTGTTCAGTCTCTGAGCCTAGCTGTACTGCTAAATTATCTGAGAGATCATCAGGCTCTGACTTGCCTGTCTTCTGTTCCCACAAGGCAATCCAATCGCCTCGCATGATGCGGTTCATATCTGAGCCGCCTAGAAATCCTAGTCTGTTCATAGTAGTTCTCCTTTTGATTTATTATACTGCAACTATGCAGTTAGATCAAGCTTCTTTTGTTGTAGTGATGAGAGCATCAACTCTCTACGTCTAAGTCTCCACTTGATATGCTTGTGAAACTCTGAGTATGCAGGCCAGAAAGTGGTAGTCTCGGACACCTGCTTGATAGCGTACTTAACTATGTCGGCTGGATAGACTGACAGTTCATTAGCTATAGCTTGTATTCGCATTGCGTGATCGTCCGATGACTCACCTGCTGGCTTCACCACCAGCGCAGCCAGCAGCGTGAGGTCATCGACTAACATTTCTTTAGGCATGGGAACCATAGCTTGCATAACTGTAGCTATACATTTGTTTACGTCATCTACTGATGTTGATTCTACTCTGTAGCCACTGACAATAATATCTACGCCATCATCCTTGAAGCTACTGCGACTAATCTCTACTACCTTGCAGCCTGTTGTGCATTCTAGCGAAGTGAGAAGCAGACTGTCGACTCTGGCTGGATTGTTTACCTGTAGCATTCGATCCAGACCTGCCTGTATTTGATCGCCACTCAATATGATTTGAACACCAGTATCTGTAGGCTCTGTCGAAGGACGCAAATTTTTTGCCTGTTGCTTGATGGTAGTTAACGAACTTATCTGCTTGAGCGACATGATCTATAGCCTCCTTGTGTTTAGCATCTATGGATTTGCAAAGGTCATCGCTTGGAACCCATCCATCTGGAACCTGACCCTTTGTATTCTTTGTTTCCTTATTGGTTATTGATAGGTTAGTGTTGCTGTCTGCAACAGAGGTGTTGCTCTCTGCAATAGGGGTGTTGCAGTGTGCAATATCTTTTGGGAATATTATGTATCGTGTTGACTTGCCTGTGTGTCCACGATCTCTAGTTAGATAGCCGTGATCTTCCAGCCAGTGCAGCTTGCGCGTTACTGTAGCTACAGACATAGCAGTACGTTGTGATAGTCGGCTGAGACTAGGCCAGCATAGGTGCTTGTCTTCATCTGCATGATCTGCAAGCACAACCATTAGCCATTTTGCATAGCAGTCAGGTATCTCTGACTTGATTGCCCTCGCCATTAATAGGAATGCCATCGTAGTTCTCCTTCAGTAATGGTACTATCTTTTCTTCAAAGACATCACCATCAAAGATGATTAGTGTTTTGGGTTTACCTTCCCTGCGCTTGTAGAACAGCACATCTCTAACTACAGTAAAGGGATTAGGAAAGTTTGATTTGTCTCGGTACTTTACTTCAACCACCAAGGCGTTTTGTCCGACTTGCCAGATGATGTCTCCGCTATACTCGCCTCCCAACGCTCCGCTGAGAGGTTGCCTCTTCGCTTTGAACCCGAGCTTTTGTAACCACTTGACGAATGTTCGCTCATGGTAGTCTCCTTTTGCGCGACTCTTGCTTGCCATGTGTCTGCCTCATAACAATCAATACAGATTGTGTGATAGGTTGGTGGTTTTTCTGTAGCTAATATGCATACAAACCAAGGGGTCTTATCATTGCAAGCATCGCATGGGTATGCTTCACCTACTTTATCGTAGAGTCTTTTTTTTATGGACTTTGATCGTAAGGCCAAGTGCATCTAACCAACATGTAAACAAGAATCCAGATGGTACTCGTTTGTGTTGTTCCCATTTGTGTATTAAAGATTCAGCGCATCCAATCTTGTAAGCTAAATTTTTCTGAGTCAACTTTTGTTTTGTTCGATGAGCAATGAGTTCACCGATAACATACTGATATGTATCAGTAACTTCAGTCTCTACTTTGTAGTGCTGAAAGTTTTTCAATAGCTTCACTAACTTTGTTGGCTGTATCGTAGCGTAAATCTTTGCCTAATCTTGCACGATAAAAAGTAGAGTCAGGCACTCCGGCACAAGCAAAAGCATCCTTGAGTTTGATATGTAAGTGCGCTGACTTGTCTACTAATTGTTCCATGTATGTAATCATGCAGACAATATGCTTGCAAGATTGCAGTTATGTCAATGGTCAAAATTCTGTAGACCCTTTCTCGTATTCACCAAGGCTTGACCAGCCACCAACTACATGTGTTTCTCTGGGATAATATTGACCAGTGTCTTCTTCAGTTACATCATCAGCGAATGCATTGTCAGGAAGCATTGCGTTGTTTAATTGCCAACCTTTTTTGTTACGTTCAAGTTCTATGTTGTGTCCATAGTTGATGCTTGATAGTGGCTTGTCTTCTTCGCGTTGGTATCTACCGTTTCTAGGCATCATCTTCTTCCTTGTAAAAATCTTTGCCCCACATTATAAGCTGGCCTCTACCAGACTTACCTTTTCTTTTGCGATGATCAACAACTATCAACCCTTTTTCTTTTAATGATTTAAACCTAGCTGTAACTGTGCTGTATCTAAGGTGATCCAACCTATCTAATACGTCATCCATAATGCAGCCACTGTCAGTGAATGTGCAAATAGCATAGTAAACTTTTTTCTCCATGCGAGTGACATCAAGTGAATCAGCAGCATCATGGCTAGTGCTTGGGTCACGGCTGCGGGCTAGCTTGAACGCTGGTGTGTCAAACAAATCGTCAGCTATTTTTTGTCCTTGTTCTATGACATTCATCTTAGTTCTCCTATAAATTTGCCAGTATCTATGACAGGTGTTTTGCAATCTTGTTCTTGTTCAATAACAATCTTGCCACTTGCTGTTTCAAAATCAGTCATCATATCTAATGCTGTTTCGATAGCATCATCTGCATCTTCAGCGTACACAACTTTGTAAACTGTGTACTGTGTCATCCATTTGAGATCATCACCCTTGCAATGAGTGCAAGTATCTCGTTCAGAAAACATTTGATTGTAGCATTCTCTGCACTCAAGGAACTCCTCGACTGTGCGTCTGCCAGTTATATCAGTACGGAATATCATCGTTCAAATCCTGTGGTGGGTGGGCTGCTTCCCATGCTGCTGTCGCACGTTCAATAAACTTTTGCTTTTTGAATCGTGGATTTGTAGCTGCAAGATCATCAGCCATAGTTAAGATTGCAGTAGGCCAAGGTAGCAGTGGTGCTACCTTGTCTGCGAGATACTCAAAGTGTCTCTGTTGCATCAGTGGCATTGTCATACCTCCCTTAGTGTTGGACGATAGGATGCGTCTTCGTTTGAGTCACGATGAAGCACCTCTTCGTATGTGTTGACGACTCTGTTTATATTCCAGACAGCTTGCTGTATTCCGTACAGAAACTGAGAGTCATCTTCTTTTGCTCGTTCAAGCAGAGATTCCAAGTTGCGTTGGATGTCTCTAGCTTGTGTGATGAATGCCATTTCCATGTTAGTTCTCCTTGTTGTTAAGCTGCTACATGCCAGCTAGTTAGTTTGAATATCTTGGCTAATTGATTCTGACGCAAGCGTTGCGTGTTAGCTGGTGAATTAGATTCGTCTGTGTGACTAGCCCAGTAAGTGCATGCATTGTACAATGCCCACTTGTTACCGCCTAGCTTGGCTTTATCTGCATACCAGTAGCCCATCAGTCGTTCAAGCTGACGCTCATTCCATTTGAATGTGCTTGTCTTGTTGGGTGTGCGGCAAATGGCATGCTTGAAGAATCGTTCAGCCATATCATTATCTACGTTGGTTGACATCCAAGATTTGT